CCCCGGCAGAGTACAATCATACAGAAGGAGGTGAGATGCCATGTCGATACAAATCAACTATTCAGACGGGGAATACTACGTTTCGCAGTACCTTGCGTCACTAGGCTACTCGTTTGGAACTTGTTATTTGGCAAAGACTGATGCCGAAGTGCCATCTTCAATGAGATGGAGATCACGCGGCAGGCATGACCCCGGTTCAGGAAATTATTCCTGCACGACAGTAAGGTTTCCAGGTGATATTGCCGGCTTCCGCATAGGAAACGACATTTACCTAACCAAACTGCCTCTAGTGGCCATTCCGTATTACGGTGGCTACCAAATCCGGGAGTTGAGTGAGAAAATCGTTGAGATCACTACCGTCGAACATGGTTCGTCCGGTTGGGGTGGAGCTTACCACTTCACCGTCATCAACTATCATCGGTACGAGTTTGATCATATCGATGGACGATTTACTTACTTCAACACTTGGTCGTATTATAAGTATTTTGGAGGCTCATGGATTGATCCGATGACCGCGAGGTTTGAGGCATTCATGAACGCCACTTACTCCGAAGGAGGATACTCCTGGGGGCGTATGACAACCCAAGATGCTTTACGACCACTCGCTAAACTTGAGAGAGATCAAGTGTATATCAGCGACTCTGTTGATATACATCCTAACTGGAATGTGCACCTCAATAGTGCATATCTTGACGCTTTCTCATCGCTACCGGCCATTACCACTAATAATATTCAAAATTTATTAATGGTTTTCGGCGCCCTGAAGAAATTGTTCATGGGCGGTATCGGTCGCCTGGATAGTGTGGGAACTCTCCAGGATGCTTGGTTAGCTTACCGCTACGGGTACAGCACAACTGAGAGCGATATCTACGAACTGGCATCATACGTTGATCGTATGCGCAACTTCCGGAAACTTTCCGGTGTGCGCGGCCATGGTCAGTATAAATGGGGCAGCGACGATAATCAGTGGGTGATTAAGTGCTCAATTGAGTGCCACTCACAAGATTACATCGACTGTTATACTGACATCGAGCGTCTGGGCCTAGCCTTGGACGGGTATAATACCTGGGATATGATTCCCTACTCGTTTATCGTAGATTGGTTCTTTCGTATCGGAGACCTACTGGAAGATGCTCGCACGCGCAATTATGCGCTCAAGTTATCTCCCTCGGCAGTCTGGTTCTCCGTCACGCACGACTATGTTAATAGCGCTGGTTGTCACCAGTGCGATTACTATCGTTGGCGTGCGAGTGATTTGCACTTTGTAAACACTCTCCCTAGCTCGTATCTCGACAGTGCGAGCAAGTCACAATCAACCTGGGTAAAACGCGGTGCCGACGCGATAGCCCTACTTACATAAGGAGGTGCCTAATGGCTACTACTTATTCACTTGGTGTTACTAACACCTCAGCCTGGACCACTGGTCCTTTACCCATTAAACTTGGTCTTGAGAGCAATTATGCAGTTACGCGTGATGACGCTGGGCATGTTGTTATCAAGAACAAGACGGCCGCTCTCGATCAGCAGGAAGCTATAGCTTTCCGCTCACGTCGTGAGAAGAAGGTTGGTCCTGACAATATCCCGGTTTACTACCCCGGAGTTGTTCAGGATGCAGTCCTGTATAGTATTAACATTCAGGACATCCTCAGAGCTACCAAAGATGATGGTACTTTTGAGGATAACCCCATTGAGATGTGGCTCACTGTGAAGCACACCGTTAACGGTGTCAACACACAGGTGCCTGCATCTGGTCACTCGTATGTGTACCAGGTACTTATGCGTCTAATGGGGGCGTGTTTCAAGGATGACGGTACCGAAAGGTTTGACGACTTCGCCAAGGGTGCTATCGAGCCCACCGCCGACTAACTTGTAACATTAAAACAATTTATTTATTAGAAACAGGAGGAATCTCTATGATTCAAAATGCATGTGTCTCAATGACTCTTGCGCTCGAGAGCTTCTCTCGAGCAATCAATGTTGATGCCGTTCACGAACGCGACAAATGTCAATACGCTCTATGCGCAGAGACATGGTGCCGCATCGTACGTAGCTGTACATCCGAGCCGTTGGCTATGGATCTACGTAGGGCAATCAATTTTCACGGTCTTTACTCTTGTATCGCCGATGCTGACAACTTTGCTAAGAATTACTTAGCAGATGTCACGAACTGGAACACTGCCGGCCTTTTCCGGTTGTGGCAAGCAATGATCGACAGTGCCGATGTTAATTGGTTCTGGGACGACACCCAACCTATGGTTGAGGGCGTTAGATCCAACGTGAATGCTTGCTATGCGTGCCAGATGATACTCCGTTTTCCTAAGAGGTTTACGGTAGTTAAGCCTGACACCGATGCAGCGTTGCAGAAATGGAAATCGGTTCACAAGGAAGTGCGTAGACTTTCGCATTCTCCTTGGCTGTGGCCGGGTGCCACAGTAATTCGCGAAGTTCGCGCTCAGATGAGGGAGATTCTCATCCCCAAGTCTAAGTTAGCGATCAAGCGTGCGATTAAATCGTACGAATCCGATTGGGGTACCTTTTCGGGAGGATCAGCGTTCTATCCTGGTATGACGCCGGCAACTTCAAACATCTCTGCTTTGAAGTATGGCTGGGCCGTATTAGTGGACGGTGATGGTTATTATAACAACCGATATGACCTACCCTTATGCTCTAATCCAAACGGTAGACTTTTACCGCTGTGTAAGTACAAAGCCAGAGTTATGGCTGTACCCAAGGATTATGAGACTTCGAGGATGATTGCGCCAGAGACGCCTACGCTCAATCGCGAGGCTTCCAGAGTACGTAGACTCTTACTTGAGCTGACATCAGCTACAGGAGCGCTTTCATTCATGCCGCCTGAAGACCAATCCCTTAACAGGGATAGAGCCTGCCAAGGCTCGTTTGCTGCATGGCTGCATCGCGTAAGCCCTGATCAGGCTACGATGTTAGACCATTTTGCAGACAAGTGGTATGCCACGATCGATCTCTCGCATGCGAGTGATTCGATCTCGCGACCCCTCTTCTTTGCGGTGCTCCCTGCAGAGCTACACAACATCGTAAGATGTGCGTTGAGCGATGCGCTGGAGCTGGACGGCAAGGACCCTTGGACGGGGAAACCCGGACTGGAGACTTGTACACCCTACTTACTCGCTACGTCGGGAAGTGTCCTCACACCAATTCTTCAGAGCTGTTTCTACTTAGCAATATGTAGATACGCGTGCGACCTGTGCGGCTGCACGTACGACAATGTCACAGTGTATAACGATGATATTGTCTGCTCGGAAGAAGTCTTTGAAACAGTTTGCCAAATGCTCACATGCTTTGGTTTGACTGTTAATGAGAAGAAAACTTTCCACGGTACTAATCCCTTTAGGGAATCATGCGGTGGAGAATACGTCGCTGGTGTGGACGTAACAGGCAAATATTGGCCGCGTAAGGCGATCAAGATTAATTGCCGCGACGGAAAACTTTCCGTTGATGACAACTCACTTGCTACCCTTATTGCGCTGCAGCACAAGCTGTACAAGTTTGTCTATGTGCGTGAGATAATCGACGATATCGTTACGGCTGCAATGCAGACCCCAACATATTCGCCGGTACACTCAGACACAGAAGATTTGTGGGCTGATTTCATGGACGACTATTGTTCCATGACGTCATCTCATTGGTGCCAGACAACTAGCTGGAAGAAGCCTGATACGACCAGGTGGTCTTCAGCGATGAAGACGCTTTGGTCATTAGGTTCTACGGTGCATGAGCACATGGCTTATTACACCCTCCTCGAAAGAGGACCAGTCTACATCGATGATGAACTTTGTTCTTCGATGCATCTCACGGAGCATATAGATTCATATATGCACAGTAGAGAAGTTGGTAGTCTTATCTATAAGACTAAGAAGCCAGTGATTCGTTAACTGGCGGTTGGCCGGAGCATACAGCTCCAATGACCTGGTTTTGGGCAGGATAGAATGATGAGACGACAGTCGCGTCATATCTAACGCGG